AATTGACAAAAAAAAACCTTATAAATCAATGTAAATTAGGTGTTGACCTATCATTGGTAATAATGTACTCCTTAACCATAATGAACAAAAATCGACAAAAACTTGTTCTTTTGGGTAATGCCAAACCAAAGTGTGCATTTAGTTTCAATAATTTATGGACAATAAGTGGACATTTTGGGATGGCCTTTTTAAGGAGAAAATAATGGATTATACTAAAAAAATAACTGTAATGCGTGAAGGTCAAAAGTTTTTAAGAAACTTGAATGCTAATGGTAAGGCATTTCATTTAGACGATGATGTAGAAGAATGTTTCAAGATTGGTAAAGATGGTGACCTTACTTTAAAGGAGGCAAATTTACTGACTGAAAGACAACAAGAATTACATAGTATTGATTGGGGAATGTTTGGCGATTGTCATGGGTTTCATTGTCATATTCATAATGATGGATTAGATACTGAAGGTAATTTTTATTTTGAAAATGAATTTTTAGATCAATATACAATACAAGATGTAAAAGATGTCTTTAATGCAGCATCTAAAAATTTTAATCATGAAAAATATTTAGGATGCAATAAAGAAACAGGTGCATTAACTTTTGGTCATATAGACGATGTGCAAGAATTTCATTCAGGTGGTGGTTTTTATCATTTATTTATTCTTTTACAATCTGGTCATGTAATTTCACATAGTAAAGCTGACAAATTTTTAGAAATTTCTAAAAAGAAATGGGAATCAATCATAAAGTATTATGAGTCAGATAGTGAAAACGAAGAAGATGGTTTTGGGTATGAACCTAACAATGATGACCATGAAAATAGGTGTTTAGATTTTTCATTAAATAATAAGGAAGTAAAATGACTAAAATATATTTTCATATCAAACTTGTGGATGGTTCTACAAAAATACTAGATCAAGAGACTTATAATAATATTAAGAAAGATGGTGTCTTGGTATTTACCCATATTAAACAATGGGTAGTAAGGGAGGCTGCGTAATGTTTACTTGTGTTATTGAAGATAGTCCTGAGTTTAACAAAAAACTAATAAGAACTTACAAACCTAGAAAAAGACTGAACATCTGGATTTTTAGACGATTTAGTCCATTATTTTTTCCATTTATATAGCTTTACAGGGGGTGTTTAACGACACCCCTTTATGATTTATCCACTAAAATAGTTTTCTTTACCCATGTTTTTGGGATTACTTGGACTCTTCCACAATCAGAGTCACCCTCTCTACCGAGATCAGCACAGATAGTTATATAATCTTTTTCTTCTTTAAGGACAAATCCAAGACTATAGACAGTTGGTGGTTTTGTTTTTAGTGCTTCTTCTAATTCAATCCAACCACTTGCACATTCATAAGCATCGATCCATTCTATAAGAACTATATCTCTATCTTTTTGCGAAGGTTTTGACATTGGTTGGTTTACCACCTACACCTTGTGTTTTTGATCGTTTTCTTTTAACAGCAGATTTAATTTGTGATTTAGTCATGCTCATTGCTTTAGACTTAGGAACACACTTAGGGTACTTTCTCTTACTACCCTTTGCAGATTTTCTACCACACTTGGCATATCCACCACCTTTTTTTGGTGAACCTATATCTACCCAATCCTCTTTAAACCAACGAGATAATCCACCACTAGCTCTACTCATGCCTTTTTGGTTCTATAACCCCCACCTTTTTTTTTGTATTCTCTAACTAACCAGGCATTTGCATAAGCAGATGGATAAACATCAAACTTGCGTTTTGCTGCTGATTTTACTCTTGCATATAGAGCTTTGTTAGTGGGTACATTTTTAGTTGCCATGATTATCCTTTATGTTTTGTTTGAAGTGTAAACTTAGCCATCTTTACTGCACCCTTATGAGGTTTGTAATCACCCTTCATAAGTTTGTATGAAGAACCAGACTTCATCCAATGGAAACCTCTTGGTGCTTTTATTGATTTAGATGCCATTATTTCTTCTTCTTTCTTTTCTTTAATTTTTTAAAATCAGCAGCTTCTATTTTCTTTTTATTACCAGCTACTGCTGCCAACTTCTTTTGTTTTGGTGAGTATTTTGAAAAGGGCATTAGTACCTCTTAGATTTTTTTGCTTTAGTTTTTTTAGTTTTCTTTTTAGTCTTAGTTACTTTCATCTTCTTACCATATCCATATCCCATTTTAGTTTCCTTTCTTTACCATTTAACTTTGTTTGCCCAATATGCTGCTGACATCTTTCCTTTAGCGATGTTCTTTGCATGACGAGCTTTAAATGACTTTGCTCTTGCAGTCATCTTTCTATCACCGGTCTTACCTTGCTGACCAAAGCGAATTGTTTTTACTCTTTCACCTTCTTTTGCAACAACGACATGAGATTTTGTTTTATGACCTGGAGTTCTTTTAGGTTTGTTAAAACCAGCTACACCAGCTCTTTTAAGCCTCGGATCTTTGCTCATTTGCTATTCCTTGTGAGTCTAATTTTACTTGTTCTTGTTTTTCTAGTTGATCTACGAAGGATTGATCTTGTGATGAGGCATGATCTACTTTTGCTTTTTGAAAAGCTAAAACATCATCAACAGTAATGTTGCGTTTTTCTTCTCTTAATATTGCATTCTTTTCTGCCCAATTATCAAGTCGTTCATTAAGAAATTTAATGTGTAAATCTTTCTCTTCGTTATCTTTTTTAAGTTCTCTGTTTTCTTTCTTAGCTTTGCGTAACAGAGTCTCTACTTCTTTAATGGTGCTCATTTTTTACCTAACACTTTTCCCATTCCTCTTAGACCAAATGAACTTGCTATTGCCCCATACATGGCAAATTGAAACCACTGTGGAGTTCGTGAGAGAGCATCAAAGCCTCTCTCTGTATAAGGTTGTAATGGTGGAATGAAACACATACCTATGATAATAATAAACAAGATAGTCCACGCTTCGTCTTTCCAAGAGTCTTTAGAACCTTTGATAGCTTCTAAGTCGTACTCTATCTCACCTTTAATCTGTTTATTTAGTAACTCTGTCTTTGCTTTAATCTCAGTAACTTTCTGTTCAGCTTTTGCTTTCTTAGTATCTACGACACCTTTAACAACTTCACCAGCTACTCCCAGCAATGGTTTTAATAACATTTGAAACATTATATATTCCTCATTGTATCTGCCAGTTCGTTAGCTCTATTTGGGGTTTGTTTTGCCCATCTGCTATCTAACATTTCTTCACTGGCAGATTGATAATCACACTTATTTAAGTGGTATTGAAAGTTTTTAAACTTTAATAATCGTGGCAGTCCTAGTTGAAAAGCCATATTAATAACACAGCCAAAAGCGACAGGATCAATATTTTCTTCTTTCGTGAAAGACCTTGCATCTTTAACAGCTTGATCGAAGTCTCTTTCGTAGAACTCCATAATCTTTGTATCATCATATTCTATTCCTTCCTGTAAGTCGTCTGAGGGTAGTACCAAGTGTCCAACACCAAATGTAGCGTTGCCCAAGTGATCTTTATAAACTTTATTAATCTTACCTTCGTGTTTGATAATCTCTTGTTTTATTTCTTCGTACATTCTATTAGTTTCTCCAAATACCATTTAGCTTTTTCTAAATCTTCAATGCCATTCTTTTGTTTATGCCTAACGACATACTTGATAATGTTGCCTTGAAAATAATCTAGTTTAAATTCTGCTATAAAATCAGATACCTGTATCTTCGTACCAATATAATATGGTGGATTTATTTTATCCTTCATAATTGTCGTACCCATCTGTTTCCTCGTTTAAGGATCATAGGTATCAAGTGTGGCACACCATTTATAATCATTCCACAACCTAGTACAGGTCTCCTAATATTAACCTTTGAGTAGGCAAATGCAAGTGAGTCTTTATCTATAAGACAGCCTACATTCATACCCCATCGAAGGTTCTCAGGACTTGACCAATACCCAATCCTAAAATCAGTATGGTAGTGACCTTGTATAAAATTCATGCCTATAGACATGGAAGATTTTACAGGATCTTTATTCATGTTATGGCAAAAGTAATATTCACCATATTTATCTTTAATAATTAATCTGTCGTGCCAACGCCATTTCTGTTTATCGACACCTAGTATATCTGCGTAGTCCTTCACTGCAAGAGAAGGGAAACCATGATGTTTCCGTTTTCGATAGACCATACTCCCATGATTACTATGAAGTAAATCCATTTTAGGAAATAACTTCTCAATCATTTTGATCTTGTATATCCCTAGCTCTAGTTCTTTAGAGGCATTAGGTAGGTCAGGATCTGAGTCATGAAACGATAAAGCATGATAATCAAGCTCATCGCCTATACAAACAACCCTGTCAGGTTTATATTGTTTTTTAATAGCTTCTATAAAAGCAAAACTATCAGTATGACTGTATGGTTCGTGAAGGTCTGAGATTATTAAAATCTTAGACATCTTCCCCCTTATGTTGTTGTCACCTCTTTTGTTGTGCAAAATGTTGTTACATAAACATCAGGAACAACCATTATTTTACTTGCAACTAAAACAGCATCTACCTTACATTCTTGTAAAGTATTATACATTGCCTGTTGATTTACTTTTGTGATACAAGTTTTATCAAGTGGTACAGTAGGTGACTGAATACATAACCACATGATTAAAAAAAACTTCATTAATTACCTATAAGGTAGTTCTCTATCCATATTATTTTTTCTTTGATAACAGCTATGTCTTGTTGCATATAGGATATAGAATCTGCTTTTGCCTCGACAGCTTCTAATCTTTCTGACCACATTCCCCAAGTCATTGCTAACGATGCAATAATCACTAGGTAAGGTAATACTGTTTTCATATCAAAGTTCATTTAGACCACTCTACCTTAAACTCATTTCCTTTTTGATCTTGGATAGACATCGTTTGTTTTTCTGTTCCATAGATTTTAGGTGCTAGTTTTCCAGCTTTAAAGTGAACATTCTTTTGTATAATCTCTAATAGTTTAACCTTAGTCATATTTAACTTAGGATCTTTTTTTGCTTGTTCTAACAAGATATCTAAATCTTCTATCGTGTAGAGGACACTATCGTGTTTTGCTTGTAGGTATTGTTTGTTTAGCTTTTCGTCTTTGTTGATCCATTGTCTTAGTGTTGTCCAAGATACATCTAGTTCTTTGCAACATTCACGAATGGTTTGACCTCTCGCTAACATTTCAAATAAATCAGAAAGGATAGACTGTTTGTATTTACTAGGTCTATTGCCTTGTTTTCTTACTACTGCTTTAGTCATGATGATTTCCTTCAGTATTAGTTTGCCTAATACTCTTTATAAATTCTCTACCTTCTATGGTTTCAATATCAGCTTCTACTTTTGCACAAGATATTTGAACACTATCAGACATATTTCTTTTCATTATTCTTTTTTTCTCTAAGCAATCGTTGATACCTTTCGTAATAGTATGCTCTATCATTTGCCCATTACTGAATAATAATAATGCGATTATAATTTTAGTGACCATTCTGTCGTACCTTGTCCTTTAATGATTCTATGTCCTCTAATGCCTTATCCATATCTGCTTGAAGTCTTTTAATATTGACTTTGTTGTGAGACATATTTTCTAAATCCTCACTCATGCTTTCTACTTGTCCAGCTATGAATTCCAACAACATAAATTGTTCTTGATCTATAGGGGTTTGATCTGCGTTTTTTACAAGATCAGCTTCAAATAAAGTTGCTCGTGTTTCTAAGTTATTTATTCGTTCTTGGATTTTGAAGAAAGCCATTGTTCCAACTGCAATCGCAACAGAAATAGCTATAAGGTTTCGCATCGGCATTGATACCGATGTGTTGTCCGATATCTTCATTTACAGATACAGTCATATCCTTCGCAACATTCACACATAATTTAACCCTTTGGATATTTGTCTTTTGTAGCTTTGATAGTAGTTTTCCAACCATCAACGCCATTGTGATATATGTCATCTAGCTGATCTGCTATAGATGGATATTCATCTGCTCTATCTCTTTGATACTGCTTGTTGTCATAGTCAGTTTGTAACTCAGCTTTCTTTGCTGATACTTGATCCCATGTAAAATCCTGTGTGTCTTTGTAAATAGCACTGCCATTCTCATCTGCACCAGAAATATATTTTACATTGGCTTCGTACTCAGTTTGATTGCTAGGTTCACCATTGACTACTACTTGAGCATTTGCATCAAGAGCTTTGATTGCACTTATTATATCTGTCATTTGTTTTTCCTTTCTTTAATTTTAGCTATCTCCTAATCTTATAAATGTAAAACAAGTTTTGTTTGCACTTCCAGAACCTTTTAAAGTTTGTGGGTCAGAAACATCTGTTTTAAATTTACATTTGTGAGTTGTTACATTTTCAACATCAAAAACAAAAGATATAGAAATACTACCCATTGAAGAACCATCATCTCTTAAAGTTTCACCACCTTCAGACCTACTACTATAGGACGAATTATCTGTGGTGGTCAATATGTTTACTGCCATATAATTAGCTGAACCAGATACTCTTTCAAAATCTGCTTGAAATGTAATTAAATAAATTCCTGTTACTGGAAAGCTAAATATACCAGAACTTTCAGTCATAGGACTTCCTATATTGTTAAAACCACCACCAGACACTTGTGCTAAATTAGCAGTAATATCTTGTTGACCAGATAAACCAGTTTTAGAAGATGTTAATCTCCATTGGTCTGCCATTGTAATACCTGTGCTAATAGAACTAGGCAAAGCAGTAACAGCAGAGATTGATTGATTGTTTAATTTAATAAGTGCCATGTTTACCTCTTTGGATATTTATCCTTAATTGTTTGTATTCTTGTTTGTTCTGCTTCTAAACCATTTTCAATAATGTTTTCCATTTGGCTTTCAGCACTTCCATATTCTGCTTTGCGTTTTGCAATTTGACCTAGATTAAATTCATAATCATCTGCTTGTGTTTCTAGTGCGTCTAGTTGTTCTTGAGTAGGTTGAACAGTATCTAAATTCCATTCTTTAATGTAAACACCACTTCCATTATCTTCTAACAAAACATCTTTTGTAAAATCTATTTCATTCCCTAGATGTACTACTATTTTATTTCTTAAATTTGCCATTATAATAATTTAAAACCTCCAAAAAACATTTTACTAATTCCACCATCAATAGTCATATTTGAAGCTGCATTATTGTAATAATAAACATCAAAGGTATCACCAGCACTTGCATTAACTAAACCTGAAACAGTGGTACCAGCATAAAGACCTGTGCTTCCTAATTCCAAAGTTAATTTTTCTGAATTATTTTGTCTTATTTGAACATGGTATCTTGATGGCGACCTATTACTATTATGAACAGTAGCATACATTAAATATTTACCA